ATTCATTAAATGAATTGCTTTTTTACCTTCAGGTAATGCGGTAATTCTATATGTTAAATCTCCGGTTATTATTCTTCTTTTTATGTTTATATCAGACATACGTAAAAGAATGTCAAATGCTGGCGTAACAAAATAATTACCAGTTGTACCCATTTGTGAAAATCCGGCTCCACCACCTAAACCAACACCACCCATACCACCAAAACCACCCATAAATGGATCAAAATATGCTGAATCTAATTCTGATCTAGAAAACCATAATAATTCATTAATTTCTCGACCTGCGGGTATTTCATATATTTGTTGGTTGTTAACTAAATCTATAAAATCTTTTTTTAATACTGAGTCTCCACCAGCTTGTAATCCAACAATTTTTGAATACGCATATGTGTATTGAGTTTCCCAATCCATATTTCTTGTTGTTAGAGCTCTAGTTACAGATTGTTCATCTAAATTTAACCCATAAATTGAAGTCCATTGTGATTCTACTAACCAATCCTGTACGTGTTGTTCGTAGTCTTCAATTGATAACTCCAATAAAGAATCCAACATTTCATCATCTAATTCAACTGCCCGTAATGGTGCCCCTAAAAGATTTTTAATTCTTTTGTATAGTTTGGATCTTTCCGGTTCAATTATAATAACAGTAGTTGCCATGATTTTATTATATAAATATCTTTTACTTTAAAAGACTATCAATATTTATTTTTTTATTTGTAATGTATATTGATCATTAACAAAAGACCAATTAACCACCCCCCAAAAATTTTTAATATATTTATCTCGCATATTTCTATATTTTAAATAATATGCGTGTTCCCATAAGTCTAAACCTAATAATGGGTATCCATTATCAGTTTCAGTATTCATTAAAGGATTATCTTGGTTTGAAGTGGTAGTTATTTTTAATTTATTATTTTTTGTTAGTATTAACCAAACCCATCCAGATCCAAATCTTGATTTTCCTATCTCCTCAAATTTATTTTTAAATTCTTCAAAAGAACCAAATTCTTTTTTAATTTTAGAAAGTAGGGGATCTTTTAACTCTTGTTTTTTTGGTGACAACATTTTCCAAAATAAAGCGTGGTTAAACGCACCACCACCATTGTTTTTAACAGATTTGTTAAATTTTGATATTTTTTTAATTATCTCTTCGATGTCTAAATCGGCACCTTTAATTTTTTCTAGTTCTAAATTTAATTTTTCAACATAAGTTTTATAATGTTTATTGTAGTGAATTTTCATAGTTTCACTATCAATAAATTCACTAACAGAACCATACTCGTATGGTAGTTTATCTACACTTATTTTTTTTATTTCTAGTATTGTTGATTTTTTTAATGATAAATCTAGACCTAATTTAAGTTCTATTTCATTAATTTTTTTTTTAATATTAGTGTTTTTTATATTATATAGATTTAACATATACTATAAATATCATCTACCATTAGAAATTAATTTTAACATTTCTTCAATAACTGTGGCATCTTCCATCATATTATCTCCCATTACTGTTGAAATAACTTTTTTCTTTCTTTTTAATATATCATATATTGCCCCCTCAATTGTATTTTCAAAAATAGGATAATAAACTGATGTTGAATTTTTTTGACCTATTCTATGTGATCTATCTTCTGCTTGAGCATGTTCTGCAGGAACAAATGAAAGGTCATTCATGATCACCGCCTCTGCAGATGTTAACGTTAAACCAACACCAGCAGCCTTTAGGTTTCCAACAAAAACTTTAATTTTATCGTTTTCTTGAAATTCGTCTACAGATTTTTGACGATTAGGTTTTGAACAAGACCCATCCAAATATACCGCTTGTTTTCCAAAATAATCATAAATAGTTCGTAAAGTATCTGTAAAATTTGTAAAAATAATAACTTTTTTACCTTGTTCAATTATATTTTCTGCCAATTCAATTGTTGTTTTAATCTTTTCTTGTGCAATTATTTTTCTTACTTTCATTAATTTTCCAAACTGAATTGTAAGAGATGACGATTCGTTAGGGTTTTTATCGTACCAATCATAATATTCCCCCATTAAATCCTCATATTCTTTATCTTTTAATCTTAAATAGACTGGTGTAATAATCTTATCTGGTAAATCTAACACCTCATCTTTGAGTCGTCTAAGGATATGTGATTGTGTCCTTTCTCTTAACTCGTCTAAATTAGAGAATCCCGATACGTTCCAAATCTTTTTTCTACCAACATTAAATTGAAACCCATTGCAGTATCTTCTAGCATACGCCATCCAATTTGACGTTACAGGACTACCAACTAAGTTTAAAAGATTGTAGTAATTCATTGGTCTATTAGTCATTGGTGTTCCCGTTAGTAACCAAACTCTATCTATTTTATCACAAATATCATTTACAATTTTGGTTCTAGCTGATTGTGGGTTAGATACCATATGAGCTTCGTCCATAATAACAAGATCAAAGTTTGATTTTAAAATTTGTGAAGACTCTTTATTTTTTAGGTCGTGAAAATTTTTTAAAATATCGTAATTAACAATAACGAAATCATGGTTTTGATCAAAATTTTTACCTTCAGCAATATAAACTGAACGATCACTATAAATTTCAATTTCTCTTTGCCAATTTATTTTTAACGACGCGGGGCAAATAATTAATATTTTTTTAGATCCAGACTCAAGAGCAGCAATAATTGATGATCCTGTCTTTGCAAGTCCCATGTCGTCAGCTAAAATAAACTTTTTGTTTCCAACAAGTTTTTGAATTGCAAGTTTTTGATGTTCCATTGGTGGTCTTATTGTGTATTTGTTATAATCAATAACCACGTTTTTTACTTCATTATCTTTTATTATTGCCGATTTTGGAACCCAAAAATCATGTAAAGTCTCCCCACTAAATATTTTACCCCAAATATGATATGATTTTTCTTTTTCTACTAATAGATTTTCAACATATATTTCTTTTGGTTCTTTAGTGTACATTTTATCTTCCATCATCTTTTTACCAAAATATGAATCAAGTTTAACCCATTTTTTTGCAACTTTTGGAGATCTTCCGTGAAAGTTTATTATGTATTCGGCTTGCGATCTTGTTGGAACAAATGACTTACTATTTTGTTTTTTGTGTTTTAATATCAATATATAGTTATTTGATCCTTGATAGTCTTCAAGTAATTGAGCGGATCTGGCTTCAGGAGTTTTTGAAATTAGTTCTTCCATTTTAGTAATAATAAAAATAAAAAAAAAATAAAAAAAATCAATATTTTTTTATTTAGAATCAAGATATCTTACGATTTTTTATTGATGTAATATAAATGATTTAAATAAACCATAACATAAAACATTGGTTTTTTACTTATAAAAGTATTTATACTATATGTCAGAAAATAGAGTCCCAATAAATAGGTTAAATAAGTTCTTTTCCGAACAAGATTTTAATTTGGATATTTCTATGGGGGAAGAATGGTTACATGGTGATATGAACTTTACGATTGTTTTATATCGAATAGATAAACAAAGAACAAATACCGACGACGTGTACGGAGAATCTTTAACTGATGGTATACAATTTTTATCTCCCGTTGAATTTAATGGGTACGTTCAAATAGAATCTCCAACAAATGCTGATTATGGAACTTCTAAGTTATCACAAACAGAACCTGGAAATTTGAAGGTTGGAGTATACCAAAATCACTTAGATGGTTTAGGTATTGATATAGAATATGGTGATTATTTAGGGTATTATGAAACAGAAACTAAAGTTAGATATTATAGTGTTGTTAATGATGGTAGAGTATTATCTGACAATAAACACACATATGGTGGATATAAACCGTTTTATAGGTCAATAATCGCATCACCTGTAAATGCTAACGAATTTAAAGGAATATAATAATGTCATTACCAAAAAAAATAAAAAAACACTTACCTCTAATTCCTGAAGTTTTTGGTCACGAACGTAGAGAACAACTGTTAGGTGAAGTAACTAATGATGGTACTTTTTTACCAAAAGGGGTTTTACATTCCGATTTAGATAGGGGTATGTTAGATTTCGTCAAGGAAAGTTTAAAATTAGAAATAGACGGTAAAACTGTCCCAACTGTAGATAAAATAATTACAAACCAAAATTGGTCTCAATTTACTGAAACGTGGAATTTTCAAGATTTAGATAAAAACATTTCCTTACCTTTTATAGCGACCATTAGGCAACCAGAGGTTAAATATGGAACATTTCAAGGAGGAGCGGCTAATATCCCAAATAGAAGACAATTTTTTTATTATACGGTACCAACTTGGGATGGTCAAAGAAACGGTGCCGACGTATATAAAATACCACAACCAATACCTGTTGATTTAAAATTTAATATTAAATTGTTTTGTAATAGAATGAGGGAACTTAACGATTTTAACTTGCTCGTTATGCAAAAATTCACGTCAAAACAAGCATATGCACAAATAAAAGGACATTATATCCCAATAATACTTGACGACGTTTCGGATGAAGGAATTAAAGAGTTGGAAAAAAGAAAATATTATATTGCCAATTACTCATTAACTATGAAAGGAATTTTAATTGATGAAGATGAGTTTCAAATTTCTCCAGCAATCTCAAGATCGTTGACTATGATGGAGGTTGACCTTAAGAAAAAAAGTAAAAGAGTAACAATAGAACCACCAAGACCTAATTTTTTTGATTTAGAATTAAATTTTGTAAGTGGAGTGACTCAACTTTCTGAAGTTTTTAGATATTCTGTTGATTTAAAAATTAATAGTTTTATAAATTTGTCTTCGTGTAATAATATTTCTATATCTGCAATTACTAGTACAACTTTAAACTATACGGGGTGTACAGGAGCTGTACAATCTCAAACGTTAGTTAGTGGTAATACTACTAATGTTTGCGTTAAAAATGGAACAACAGTAACATTTAATCCTATAAATGGTGGAAATTATAATCAAGTTGGTATTTGTGGTAATAAATACTCGGTTTACATTAATGGTAATTTTCTTGGGGATAACATACCAATAATACAAATAAACGACGGGGACACTCTTTTGATTATAGTGTATAAATTAGACAACAGTCAAACGTCAACAATTAGTACTACGGCGTATTTGGTTTAGTTCTCTCCATAGATATCTTTTTCCTTTTCACAGGTTTTTTTAATTAAATTTTCTAAAAATTTATATATCTTCAACCCTTTTAATTCACAATATGTTTTTAATATTGTGTGAGATTCTTCAGATATTTTTATGTTTTTTATTTTTTTCATATTAATTTGTTATTTCATTGGGCAGAAAAAAGGTAGAATTTTTTATCCCTACTATATAAATATTATTAATAGCTAAAGTTTTTTGTTAAAATTGATGGTATTTATATATAAAATAAAAACATAAAATAAAAAACAAAAAAATGGCATCATCTAACAAAGTTTTCGTTTCGCCTGGAGTATACACTTCAGAAAGAGATTTAACGTTTGTTGCACAAAGCGTAGGTGTAACAACATTGGGTATTGTGGGAGAAACAACACAAGGACCAGCATTCGAACCAATATTTATTACAAATTTTAATGAATTTCAAACATATTTTGGTGGTACAAGTCCTGAAAAATATATAAACACACAAATACCTAAATACGAATTACCGTATATTTGTAAGTCGTATTTACAACAATCAAATCAATTGTTTGTAACAAGAGTTTTAGGTTTGTCAGGGTACGATGCAGGACCATCATGGTCTATTAAAACTATTGGTAGTGTTAACCCTTCAACAATAGTTGCAATACCTCCACCTACAGGGATAACTAGCGGATACACTTCAGGATTTGTTCTTAATTTTACCGGAACAACGGGTACTAGTTTAAATGTAACATACGGGGCATCACCTAACACAACCTTAATTCCAAGTTATTATAATACCTACACAGACTTTAATGGGTCTAATTCATCAATAAATCAAGATGTTTTAACTCTTATGTCTAACGAAATTAACGCATACCATGCGGCTAGATTAATAAGTGGTGCTACCGCATCAGGTTCAACAGTTCTTGGGTGGGGGGTTCTTAGTGCTGCAACATACACTACATTAATAAGTAGTAGTGTTGGAACGGTAACTGGAACCACAAATTTCTTAGACGTTACTAATGTAAATAATGGTACTCTTAACACTAATTTAAATGATGCTTGGTTTTATAGTCAATTTACCTATGTTCCGTATGTTGGTTCTCCGTATATCAATACATATTCAGGTTTAGGTTTTGGTATGAGTTTAAGTGCATTCGCACCTGTTGGAGTTGTATCTGCCGCGACATATTCTGGATCTGTAAAGTTTTATGGAACAATGTATTCAGGATCACCTCATTTTGATTATGACGATTTAATTGTTGCAACATTAAGGTCTAGAGGAATTACAAATTATAACTCAACCAACAATGGTCCTTTTTACGAAGTATCAGGAACAACTGCTGTTCCAAACGTAAATATGAATTGTACTGGATCGTATTCTGGTGTTCAGTTTAATCCATTTACTACTTTTGCTATATCTGGAAAAACTTGGGACAACAATACTTTTCAATTTGAAACATCTATGCAAACATCCGACACTAACTATATTTCTAAGGTTTTCGGTAAAAGTAATTTTGGTAAATCAAGAACTGATGTTCCTTTATTTGTTGAAGAAACATATTCCAGTCTTTTATTAACGGGATATCGGTCAAATAAGATTAGAGGGTTAAATTGTAACTTGGTTACTTTGGGGTCTGCAAAATCTTTAGATACTGATTCAATAGGGTTTTACTTAGAACAATATCAAACACCTGAAACACCATTTTTAGTTTCAGAATTAAGAGGAAATAAAGTATATAGACTATTTAAGTTTGTTTTAATATCCGATGGTAATGCGGCAAATCAATTAGTTAAAATGTCAATAGCAAATATATCATTTAACAATGGTACCTTTGATGTCCTTGTTAGAGATTTTTATGATAACGACCAAAATGTTAGAGTAATAGAAAGTTTTACTAACTGTTCTATGGACCCGACACAAAATAACTACATAGCAAATAAAATTGGTACGTCAAACGGTGAGTTTCAAGTGAAATCTAAATATATTATGTTAGAAATGAACGAAGATGCCCCAACAGACGCACTACCTTGTGGGTTTGAGGGTTATGTGTTTAGAGAGTACGCAAACTCTAAACCTCCGTTTGTTATCTATAAGACAAAATATTATAAGCCTGGAGAGACATTATATAACCCTCCTTTTGGTTCTGGTAATGGTGGAGATAATCCGGTAATATCCAGTGGTGAAAATTTAAGAAAAGCGTATTTAGGTATATCAAACATAACAGGTATTGATTATGATTTTTATCAATATAAAGGAAAACAACTACCAATCTCTCTTGCTACAGATACAACAGGTTTAGGTTGGGGTTATAAAACAAAAGGGTTCCATATGGATAGTGGAGCTACAGTAATCAACGTTAGTAGTGATTACATAACATCAGGAACATCGGCTTTTGAAGTTGGTACACAGTCCTTCATAACTGAACCTACGGATCCAACAGAAGATTATTACAGATTGTTTAGTCGTAAATTTACTTTATATGCTAATGGTGGTTTTGACGGTTGGGATATTTATCGTGAATATAGAACAAACTCAGACAGATTTGCTTTAGGTCAAACAGGATACAAATTTGGAGCGGCAGCGTCTATAACATATCCAACAGCTACAGGTTGGGGGGCATTTAAACAGATAACTGGACCTAACCAAGAGAATTGGGGTAACACCGATTTTTACGCATACAAATGGGGATTATCTACATTTTCAAATCCTGAAGCCACAAATATTAATGTGTTTGTAACACCAGGAATTGATTACGTTAACAATTCAAATTTAATTGAAGATGCTATTGATATGATAGAAACGGATAGAGCGGATTCTATTTATATTTGTACAACACCAGATTTTAATTTATTCTTACCGACATATAGTGATATTACTGATGGTTTAATATTTCCTCAGGAATGTGTTGATAACTTAGAACAAACGGGTATAGATTCAAATTATACCGCGACTTACTATCCTTGGATTTTAACTAGAGACTCAGTAAACAACACACAGATTTATATACCACCAACAGGAGAAGTTGTTAAGAATTTAGCCTTAACGGATAATATCGCATACCCTTGGTTCGCATCTGCGGGTTATACTAGAGGTTTAGTTAATTCAATTAGAGCTCGTAAAAAATTAACTCAAGAAGATAGAGATACCTTATATAAAGGAAGAATAAACCCTATCGCTACGTTCTCTGATGTTGGTACGGTTATCTGGGGTAATAAAACTCTACAAATTAAACAGTCAGCTCTTGATAGAATCAACGTTAGAAGATTATTATTACAAGCTCGTAAATTAATTTCGGCGGTAGCAATTAGATTGTTATTTGAACAAAATGATGGTAAGGTTAGACAAGACTTTTTAGATTCCGTAAACCCAATTTTAGATTCAATTAGAAGAGATAGAGGTTTAATTGATTTTAGAGTTACCGTTTCAAACACACCTGAAGATTTGGATTCAAATACTTTAACTGGTAAAATATTTTTAAAACCAACAAGAGCTTTAGAATACATAGATATTGAGTTTGTTATAACACCAACTGGAGCATCTTTTGATGACGTATAATAATTGTGGGGGGGACGCTCCCCACATAATACATTTATAAAATAAAATAATGAAGATAGAAAAAAAATATATTAAAGAATCTTTAAATATTACAAATAAAGATAAAAAAACGTTTTCAGAAAAAAAACAAAATATTATTTTAACTGAAAAACAGTTAGAAAAACTACTTTCTATAATCCAAAAGT